TTCGAGGCAACGGCCGGCCGGGCGTGCAACTTCGCCTCGACCGGCTGGAGGCGTCGGAGAAGTCCCGGACGAAGCTGATCTGGATCATCGTCGGCTCGGCGGTGACGCTCGCCGGCTCGGCTGTCTGGCAGCGAATCTTCGGAGGCTGACGTGTCCGTTCTGATCGACATCGCAGAGGCCGTGGTCGCCGAGCTGAACGCCGCCACGTTCAGCCAGGAGTTCACGGCTGAGCGGGCGTACATGCCTCGGTTCGAGCTGCCGGAGATGGCCGAGCTGCACGTGACGGTCGTGCCAAAGGGCGTGGCCGTCGAGGTACAGGACCGCAGCCGTGCCCGTCAGGAAGTGCAGATCGACGTGGGCGTGCAGAAGAAGCTCCAGACGGCCGAGAACGCCGAGATCGACGCGCTGATGGACCTGGCCGAGGAGATCGCCGAGCACTTCCGCGCCAAGCGCCAGGTCGGCAACGCCCTGTGGGTCCGCACGGAGCACGCCCCGGTCTACTCCACCGAGCACCTGGAGCAGCTCCGGCAGTTCACCGGCGTGGTCACGCTGACCTTCCGGCAGGTGGGATAGCCATGAACAACGTCATCATGCGAAAGGTCGAGGTTACGGCGAGCTACCAGCCGCTGGTGAGCACCGGCCTGGTGGGTTCGGTGACCGTCTCCTGCCCGCCGGGCAACGCCGCCGACGTGCTGTTCAAGGGCGACGACGGCTCGGACGTGCCGTGGAAGCCGGGTGAGTGGCACGAGTTCCGCAGCGTCAACCTGGCCGAGATCGAGGTCAAGGGCACTGTGGGAGACACCGTCACCATCGTGGGAGGTACCTGGTAGTGCCGTACCGAGCGCCACAGGCCGACTTCCTCTTTGGCGTGGGCGGACCCAACGCGACCATCGAGGGCGGGCCGCACGACTGGGGCCCGTTCAACGACTACGACCGGCTGACCATCGCCGCCGGCGCTACGGTCAACGCCCCCACCACCGACAAGGGCCCGCTGATCGTCCGGGCCCGGAGCGTGCTGGAGATCGCCGGGCAGATCAACGCCAAGGGCGTGGGCCGGACGGGCAGCTACTACTCCGGGGGTACGGGCAGTTGGGAGTACGGCACCCGGGCCTCTTTCGGCCCCGTTGACTTGAACGGCGGCGCGGACACCGTCTACGAGAGCTGGATTCACGCCGTGCCGATCCCCGGCGGCGGTGGCGGCGACGGCACCGCCGCGAACGGCTACTCCTGCCACCTCTACGCGGCCAAGAGCAGCGGCGCGCTGGTCTACGGCGGCGTCTTCACCAGCTCGTACGTGGCCGGCGGGACCGACGCCAGCAAGAACGGCAAGGACGGCGACACGGTGATCGTCGGCGGCGTGGACCTGGCCGACTGCATCGTGCCAGAGCTCGGCCTCTTTGCCGTCGGCTGCGGAGGCGGCGCCGGCGGGCGGGACGATCAGGTCTACACCGCGGCCGCGGGCGGCAACGCCGGGGGGCTGGTCATCCTGATTGCCCCGCGCGTGGTCCTCCGGGCGACGGCGGCTATCGACGTTCGTGGCGATGACGGTACGGCTGCCAGTCAGAGCGGCGGCGGGGGTGGAGGCGGAGCCGGCGGGGGCTGCCTGACGATCCTGTGCCACCGCTTCGAGGACGAGGGCGTCACCGTCCTGAAGGCCGGCGGCATGGGCGGGGCCGGCAACGGTACCGGCGGCAACGGCGGCGCGGGCTCTGACGGCATCCTCGTGGTCAGGGAGGTCCTCTGATGGCCGTCTACAAGATCACCGCGGAGATGTTGGCGGGAACGGGTGCCGTGGCCGTGCGGACGGCCACGGGCCGCCTGCGCGGGATCGTCCGCGGCCCGGCCCGGATAGAGACCGACGAGCCGCTGGCCCTGGCGCCGGTCACGCCGCCGATAGAGCCGAAGCCTCCCGCCTTGGAGGACTTCGACCGGCTCCCGATCGGAACGCTGCTGCTGGCCGCGGCGGAACTGGCCGGCCTGAGCAAGCAGCAGGTGGTGGACCGGGCGAAGCAGCTTCTCGCCGTCGCCCAGGAGATGACACTGCCGTGATCGGCATGGTGACCAAGCAGATGTTCTTCGACCGCGACAAGGTCCGGAGAAAGACCGACGCCGGGACCCGGCGCGTGCTCAGTAAGTTCGGCGCGTTCGTCCGCACGGCCGCCAGGCACAGCATCCGCACGCGGAAGCGGACCAGCGCGCCGGGCGAGCCGCCGAGTTCGCACACGGGCCTGCTGAAGCGGTTCATCTTCTTCGGCTACGACCGCGGCCGCCGCAGCGTGGTCATCGGCCCGATGCGGCTGAATCAGAAGGTCGGCGACGCGCCGGCCGCGCTGGAGTACGGCGGGACATCCACGGTCGTCGAGGGCCTGCGGCGCCAACGGCGGAAGCGGCGGATTCGGATAGCGGCCCGGCCGTACATGGGCCCGGCCTTCGAGCAGGAGAAACCCAAGCTGCCCGCCATGTGGCGAGACAGCGTGAAGTAGCAGGGAGGCGAGACCATGCCTACGACCTATGTACTCGGGATGAATGCCGGGCTCTACCAGGGCACGGCCGGCGAGACCGATCCGAGCCTGATGACCGAGGTGGACAACGTCCGCGACGTGACGCTCTCGCTGGAAGCGGGCGAAGCGGACATCACCACCCGCGGCAACTCCGGTTGGCGGGCGACCGCCCCGACGCTGCGGGAATGCACCGTCGAGTTCCAGATGGTCTGGAAGCCAGGCGACGCGGTCTTCGAGGCCATCAAGACGGCCTTCCTGACCGCCGCCACAGTCGCCCTGGCCGTGCTGGACCAGAAGCGGACGATCACCGGCGCGCAGGGGCCGCTCGGCGACTTCTCCATCACCAACTTCAGCCGCTCGGAAGCGCTGGAAGAAGCCATCGTCGCCGACGTGACGGCGAAGCTCGCCCGCTTCGAGGAATGGCACGAGGTGGCGGCATAGCCAAGAACTTCGCTAATGGCTGCAGAACCCGTTCACAAAACCACGTTAGCGCTGTGAGACGATGATGCCGCCAACGAGAGCTATGAGAACAAGCAAACCTGATATCAAGAGGAGAATGCCCGGGCCGGTATTCCCACTAACCAGCATCAAGGTGCCGCCGGGCAAGGCGCATAAGACAGATACCGCCTGCAGGACCACTATCCACTTGGGCCACCCCTTCTTGGGGGCCGCGTTGCTATCGGCCATGGCGATTCTCCCGTTTCCGCTGACCGAGTATCCATCGACCCTTCGGAGGAGTCAATAAGCAACATGAAGACGTTCACAGATGCAGCCGGGCGGACGTGGACGATCAAGCTGAATCTCGGCACGGCCCTGGCCGTCAAGGACAAGCTCGGAATCGACCTGCTCCAGCCGGAGGCCGGCGATCCGCCGCTGCTGACGCGGCTGGGTACCGACGAGCTGCTTCTCGGTCAGGTCCTCTGCGCCCTGCTGGAAGAGCAGTTCGAGGCCCACAAGGTCACCGCCGAGGACGTGCGGGCCGGCTTCGACGGCGCGACGCTGCTGACCGCGCAGAAGGCCTTCTACGAGGAGCTCGTGGGTTTTTTCCGGAGCCGCGGGCGCAGCGATCGCGCCCGCGCCGTGGAGACCCAGGAGCGGATGATCGACGCGGCGGTGAAGGCCATCGAGACGCGAATCGAGGGAATCGACATCGACGAGTCGATCCGTGGCGCGATGTCTGGTTCGTCGCCGGAGCCGTAGGGGTCGATCCCCGCCCGCTGACGCTACGGCAGCTTCTGTGGATGGCCGAGGGCCACGGCCGCGACGCCTGGGGCCGGATGTCGGTGCTGTGTGCGTTGATCGGCAACGCCCACCGCGACCCGAAGAAGGGCCGGGCCTTCCGGCCGAGCGACTTCGACCCGTTCGGCCGGGCGCCGGGCGAGGTGATTGAAGTGAACCATCAGAACGTCGGGCTTCTGAAGGAAGCCTTCACCAAGACCAAGGAAGGAAAGGTGACACCATGAGAATGCTGGCAATCGTGATCGCCGTGCTGGTCGTGCTGGGCGTGGCCGGGTGCGGGAACGTGTACCTGCGGGGCGAGGCGCTGACCGCCGCGGAGACCTCCGCGCTGGACGCCTTCCAGGCCGTCCAGCGAGCCACGGCCGAGCCGGCCACGCCCGCCTGGGAAAAGGCGTACCTGGAGGAGAACTTCAAGCAGTGGCGGTTCTTCGTCCGCTCGGCCCGCAAGGACGAGACCTGGGGCCCGACGCTGGAGGCGGAACGTCCCGCCGGGAGCGAGTAAGCCATGAGCGACCTGAACCAGAAAGTCCAGGACCTCCTGTCCCGCATCCCGGCCGACCAGCGCCAGGCCGCATCGGCGCTGCTGGTCCAGTACGGGCCGCGGCTGTTCGAGATGGCCCAGGAAGACGCCTGGCAGTACCTGCGCCGCCTGATGGCCGGGGACATCGAGGCCGTTGCCGAGCTCGACAGCAAGCTCTCCAGCGATGAGTTCGTGGCCAAGGTCAAGGCCAACACGGCCCGGTGGGAGAACGTGGCCCAGTACAACAAGGTCCGCGAGGACCTGCGCAACGAGATGCTCCTTCGGCTGGCGCCCATCGTGCTTGGGCTGCTCGCCGCTCTGGTGGGCCTTTAGGAAAGGCAAGGAGGCCAACGTGAACAAGCTGCGTGAGTTCCTCAAGGGCAAGAAGACCTACATCACAGCGACCATCGGGTTGCTGGGCGCCGTGGTCGCCTGGGCGGACGGGCAGATCGACACAGTGGCGCTGCTGGCGGCGGCGTGGGCTACCGCCCAAGCCTGCTTCATCCGCGCCGGGATCGCCAACGGCACCCCCAGCGCCCAGGAATAAGGACGGACCGGACCGCGGGGGGAGACGGCCCGATCCGTCATATGCCCGGCCGGGGGAAACCGGGCAAGTAGTCTTGACATGCACGGTACCTCGTTGATCCGGGTCCGTCAAGCGAATCGGAGGCGGTAATGCCCTCTGCCAAAGGCATTCGGGCCGGTCGGGCTTTCGTCGAGCTGTTCGCCGATGACAGCAAGCTCGTGCGCGGGCTGCGCCGGGCCCAGAAGAAGCTCAAGGCCTTCGGGCAATCCATTCGCAACATGGGGCTGAAGATCGCCGGCCTGGGCGCCGCGATGCTGGCGCCGCTGATCGGCGCGGCCAAGGCGTTCAGCTCCATGGGCGACCAGGTCGCGAAGATGGCCAAGCGGACCGGCCTGTCCGTCGAGACGCTGTCCGAGCTGCGGTTCGTGGCCAGCCAGACCGGCACGGAGTTTGAGTCGCTGGAGATGGCCTTCCGCAAGATGCAGCGGTCGATCTACGACGCCGGGCGCGGGCTGTCCACAGCGGTTGACGCACTGGAGGACCTGGGACTGAAGTTCGAGGACCTGGACGGCCTCTCGCCCGAGCAACAGTTCAAGCTGCTGGCCGACCGCATCGCGGAGGTCGAGGACCCGACCACCAAGGCGGCAATTGCCATGAGCCTCTTCGGCCGGACGGGCACGAACCTCCTGCCGATGTTCGCCGCCGGGGCCAAGGGGATCGAGGCGCTCCAGAAGGAGGCCCGCCGGCTGGGCTTGACGATGAGCGCCGAGGATGCCGCCGCAGCCGAGGAGTTTACCGATACGCTGGACGCCCTCTGGAAGGTCGTAAAGATGGGCGTCTTCCGCGTCGGGGCGGCGCTGGCCCCGGTCCTTCAGGAGCTTGCCGAGACGATCACAGGGGTGGCCACAAAGGTCGGGGAATGGATTCAGGCCAACCGCGAGCTGATCGTCATGGTGCTGAAGGTCGCCGCGGTCGTCTTCGCCGGCGGCATCGCAATTGCCGCCCTGGGGACGGTCATCAGCGGCCTGGGCAGCGCTCTCGGGGCGCTCATTGCCGTGGTCACCGGCGTCGGCACCGTCTTCAAGCTCCTGGGGGCCGTGATTGCCTTTCTGGTCTCCCCGATTGGCCTGGTCATCGCGGCCGTCGCGGCGCTGGGGGCGTACCTCGTCTACGCCACCGGCGCGGGCGGCAAGGCGCTGACCTGGCTGGGCGAGAAGTTCGGCGTTCTCAAGGACGACGCCCTGCAAGCATACCAAGGCATCGCCGACGCACTGGCCGCCGGAGACATCTCCCTGGCGGCGAAGGTCCTGTGGCTCACCCTCAAGATGGAGTGGACCCGCGGGATCAGCTTCCTGGAGAAGGCCTGGCTGAACTTCCGCAACTTCTTCATCAAGATCGGCTACGACGCCTGGCACGGCCTGCTGGCCGTCGTGGAGGTCATCTGGCACGCCCTGGAGGTTGGCTGGATCGAGACGGTCGCCTTCCTCGGCAAGGCATGGACGAAGTTCACCAGCTTCTTCGCGCGGACCTGGGAGCGGATGAAGGGGTGGGCGAAGAAGGCCTGGACGTGGATCAAGGGCCTCTTCGACGACTCCACGGCCGAGTCGCGCGCCGCGACCTACGCCGAGATCGACCGGCAGAAGGAAGCGGCCATCGCCCGGATCGAGGGCGAGGAGCAGCGCGAGCTGGCCCGCCGGGAGGCCGAGCGCCAGCGCAAGCGCGAGCAGTCCGGCGCGGTGCACGAGGCGACCATGGCCGAGATCGGCCGGCAGAACCTCGCCAAGCACGGCGAACTGGACGCCGAGTACGAGCGCCGCATGGCCGAGAACGAGACCGACCTGGCGAAGGCACGGCGGGAGTGGCAGGAAGCCATCGAGGCCGCCCGCAAGAAACGCCAAGCCAAGGAGGGCGAGGGAGGCCCTGGCAAGCTGGAGGAGCCTGACGACATCATCGCCAAGGCCAACCGCGCCCTGGCCGGCCTCGGCGACCTGCTGGCCGGCCAGGCCGCCAAGATCGGCGCACAGGGCACGTTCGTCGCCGCCAATGTCCTGGGGCTCCAGGCCGGCGGGGTCACCGACCGCATGGCCAACGGCATCGATAAGATCGAACGGAATACCCGTCCTCTCCGGGACGCCGACGAGATCAGCTTCACATGACCCGGCCATGGTGGCCAGACCTGGGAGACAAGTGTTGCTACCCTTGCCCGCTGTAGTACTTGATGGCAAAGTGTCCGACGCTTCGGGCGGCGGCATAGTCGAAGGCGAAGCCAATGGGTGCGCCGACCAGCGGCACCATCTTCATGAAGCTTGTCAGAGACTTCTGACCTGCCTTTGTGACGATCCTCTGGCCTACCACGCGCCAGATCCTCTTCATGACTTCACGCGTTATGTACCGCTGAACCGCCTTCTTCGTGACATGCTTGCCGACCTCGATGCCAACGCGCTTCAACGCCTCCTTGGCCGCATCCCCGGCGAGGATAAGGTAGACGTCCGTCTTCAGGTCCGTCGTCTCTGCAGTGTGCCCGTACACATAAGCAACGCTGCACGCCATGAACGCCTGAATGCGCCACGAGGCAATCAGGTCGCCCGGGACACTGACAGGCAGCGTGAGCACCCCGCCGACACCGGTGGCAGCACCAACCAAGCCGTTCTTCAGCGACTTCCTCCTGACGATCTTCTTCGCAAGAACGTCTTGGGATATGCCAGGATTCTGAGAACGGAGTTTGTCCACGTACGCTTCGACCTGCGACGGGTTGACCTGAGTTATCCACTCGATGATCTTGGCGAGGGCGAATCGCTTCTCGTCTGTGTTGCGCTCGTCCCCATCGTCCGCAGCGCCAGCAGCACTTACCGTGTCCTGTGCCATGACTATCCCCTTAACTCTCTCGGAGTTGTTCGCGAAGGCAATGCTAACTCAAGCCCACGAATTGTCAACAGCGGAACCATGCCGAGCTGATCTATGCCCACGCTGACCGAGAAGATCGACTCCCGCGAGTGGACGACCGGCGAGCGGCCGTCGGTGACGATGCACTACGTCCTGGACGGCACCAGCGACGACCTGACGGCCAAGACGCTGCTGCTGAGCTCCACGCCGACGGAGTACGACGGCCTGGCCCGCGACGACTGCTCCCTGGAGCCGATCTTCGTGGACACGGCCGCCGGGGCGGGCAAGTGGGACTGCCGCGTCCGCTACGTCGCGCCGGAAGAGAAGGAGCCGGAAGTCGGCGAGTCAAGCTTCAGCTTCGACACCGGCGGCGGGACGCAGCACGTCACGCAGAGCCTCCAGACGATCCAGAAGTACGCCCCGCCGGGCAAGACCGCTCCGGACTTCAAGGGCGCCATCGGCGTCACGCAGACAGAAGTCGAGGGCGTGGACATCACCGTGCCTATCTACTCGTTCTCCGAGACCCACTACCTGGCCGACTCGTTCGTCACGCCGGCCTACCGCGGGACGCTGTTCGCCCTGACCGGCAAGGTCAACAACGCCGCCTTCAAGGGCTGTGCGGCCGGGGAGTGCCTGTTCCTGGGCGCCGCCGGCTCGAAGCGCGGCGCCGACGACTGGGAGATCACCTTCCGCTTTGCCGCCAGCCCGAACCGCACAGGCATCACCGTCGGCGAGATCACCGTGGCGAGCAAGAAGGGCTGGGAGTACCTCTGGGTCCGCTACGCCGACGCCGAGGACGCTACGGCCAAGGCCATCGTCAAAGTGCCTGTGGCCGCCTACGTGGAGAAGGTCTACGAGGAAGGCAACTTCGCCGGGCTTGGGATCGGGACGTAGGCCATGGGCGACACGCTGAAGAAGGTCAAGCCCGGCGATCCGCTGGCCATCCCGGCGGCGACGTTCAACACGTTCGTGGACGCCGCGCAGGAGCACCTGCGCCGCCAGCAGAGCATCGGCCGCACGCCGGCGGCCGATAGGCCGCCCTTCGAGACGATCCTGCTCAAGAACGCCAGCGGCGCGGACCACGGCCGCTTCAACGTGCTGGGCATCGACGCACCCGTCTTCACGCCGACCGACAGCCTGGAGACCTTCACCAACGGCATCGCCCTGGTGGGCGTGACGTCCACGGCCTCCCACGCGGGCAACTTCGCCGTCCTCGTCGAGCCGATCCAGGCCGGCCAGATCGGCCGGGCGTGCATCCTGGGCGCCTGCCCGGTGAAGGTGAACGTCGTCTCCGCATCCGACACGTTCGCGGACGTGGAGGCCGGCGTTACCGGCCGGCTCAAGAGCGGCTCTTCCGGCGCGGCCCGCATCCTGTGGAAGGAGTCGGGTACGGGCGAGAAGTGGGCCGTCGTGAAGCTGGGCAACCCGGCCCGGGGCGCCTCGGCCATCCCGGTCAAGCTGACGGCCTCCCTGGGCGGCGGCGCCTACACCGGCAAAGAGCAGGTCTGGAGCGGCTCGGCCTGGTCGGACAAGCCGGGGGCGCCGGAGATCATCTGCGTGAACCTCTCGGAGACCACCGGCGGCTGCACCTCGGGCCTGGACCTGTCGCCCGCGCCGGTGGTGCTGGCGACGGCCATCTCGGCCGCGCACTTCTTCGAGCGGGAGACCAACGCCAAGTACAAGGCCTGAGCGGATGACGATCCTCTGGCAGAACGGCGCGGGCGACCCCAAGCGCGTCGGCGGCGACGACTGGACGAAGGACGAAGACTTCACCGAGATCGTCGAGCAGATCAACCGGCGCAGGCTGCTGGAGTACCGGGCGGAGGACGCCGCCCTGGACGACCCGTTCGACCCGGCCCTGTGGATGCGGGCGCCGGGCCTGACGGCCCTGCGGTATGAGTTCACGGGCAACGACCTGGTCCACCCGCCCGTCGGCGGCCTGGGCGGGCAGCCGCCCACTCCCAGCTACATGCGCTGGCTGTGGCCGGAGGCCGACGCCGACGAGGACAAGCCCATCACGCTGGCCAGCCCGCCGCCTTCCGGGGAGGTCAACTTCTTCGCCAAGATGAACGGCACGGGCGGCTGGACGGACATGATTGCCGCCGGAACCTGGCTGCGGGCGGTGCACCTCAACGAGCTCCGCTGGGCCTGCGAGACGCTCCGGCGGGGCCGCTGGAAGATGCCAGTCTACTTCTCGGCCGGGATCATCCACCACGTGCTGTATCCCGAGCTGGACGACACCCCCTGGATCGGCGGGGTGATCGCCCTGAGCATCTGGGGCGACGTGCGGACCATCGGCCTTGCGGTCCTGGCGACGGAGGACGACCCGCCGCGCGGCCTGGTGGACGTGCAGGTGCGGCCCAGCTCGAAGATCTGGATCACCTGCGACTACGACTGCGAGGTCGAGGTGGCTCGGGTGACCACCAACCCGATCCTGTATGTCGAGAACCCGCCGACCTGGAACGCCGCCCAGCCGGGCGTGCTGCCCTGGAACACCCCCGGCGGGGACTTCGCGGCCATCGGGACGATGACGATGACGGCCGGCGTGCCCAACTGCCTGACCGGCCAGGCCGTCGCCGACGCCCTCCAGGTGATGGTTGACGGCGGGCCGTCGGTCAGCAACTTCCTGGTCCGCAAGCTGAACGAGAACTTCGACAACGTGTCCGTCAGCGGCAGCGTGGACGTAGATTTCGACGTGGCAGACTGACACGCTCTTCACGGGACAGCCGTCTGCACCGCCTCCGCGCCATCGGCCACCTCTTCGAAGCCGAGGACGAGTCGCAGCAGTGGCCCGACCTCCACGCAGCCATCCGCGAAGCCCGTAAGGCCTACCAAGCCAGTGCCGACCCACCGGACTGGGATTCGCTAGAGCAGTCTAAGTTGTTTCGTGGCGATATCCGCAGGATGCGAACCAGCCCTGGGCATCTCGCGAGCTGACCTTGTCCAGGCCCCTCCCGACGGCTTCGTACAGTTGCTCGGTGCCGCGGGCTTTGACTGCTCGCAAGAACTCCTTCACTTTCGACCACATCTTCTCGATGGGATTCAGGTCCGGGCTGTACGGTGGCAGGAACCACAACGCAGCGCCTGATGCTTCGATCATCTCCCGGACCTGGGCGCCCTTGTGAGTGCCC